ATAATTATAAACCTTGTAATTCTAATATTATTCAATATCCTATGGTTGGAGAATTGTGGTTAGGACTTAGTTATAAAGATGAAAATTATTATTTAGCAAGATTAAGTGATACTGATATTTCAGTAAACTACCAGAAATTAGGAGAAAGTGAAAAAGTAATTTCACCAGGTGTAGATAACACAGATGTAAAAACACCAAAAGAAAGTATTTTATCTCGATTATTTGGAACTATAAAAAAAGATATAAATCCAACAGCTAAAGCTTTTGAAGAGGGGTCAACACTTATCCAAGGTAGATTTAACAACTATATAAACCTTGGTAGTGATGATGACAGTAGAGGTATAATAAATATCAATAACTTTGATGCTGCAACTATTGATATTGGTATAAAGGAGCAAGTTACTTTTAGTGGAATAGGTGGGGAAATATTTCCACAAACACAAGAATCGGCAACCATTACAATGGACGCCGATAGGATAGAATTAAATGCAAGAAATACTGGTATTGAAATTTCATCGCTAGATAGTATTCTTATTGATTCAGATGAGGGTGATTTAATATTAGAAGCAGCAGATAGAATTAGATTGAGACCAAGAAATAGTATAATAGACCTTGATATTAAAAATGGTGGAACACTATTGACCAGAACAAAAGATGGATTCCCATTTGGACAACTTGATATGATAGGATTTTTAAAACAAGTTACGGGAATACAAAAAATATTTCAAGCGCTGATAATTGGTATTCCTAAATTATCAAGTCCAGCTACATTACCTTCTGGCGTAAAAGATATTGTTAAAGGATTGAAAGGTGCACAACAATTTGTAGACGCTACTATTAATTTAGAATTTTTAAGTCAATACATAATGGAAACAAAAACCATAGAAGAGATAAAAGCGGTTTTACCGATACCGGCTGGATTTGGTGGTATCATTGATGATATAGCAAATATCACAGACGAACAAATTAAAAAATTAGAAGAATTAGAAAAGTCAGTTGGAGAACAAATACAGAAAGCATCTGAATTACAAAGTACATTATCACAATCACCACCAGATGTAGGTAGTGTTAAAAACCTAATAGATGATGGAAGTTTTGATAGTTTTGATGGTGTAGCAGATTTAAGAAGTGTACTTGGTGACAATCCAAGTGATGAAGATTTAGAAAGGTATATCAGTAATGGTGGATTAAGTAGTTTTGAAAACCAAGTTTCAGATTTGAATAGTGTTGTCGGTTCAGCTGACACAGCAAGGTCATATAAAAATTTATTTAAAGCAGCAAGGAGTTAAAAATGAACAAAAATAAATTAAGAAATATAATTGAATTAGTTGTCCGTAAAGAAGTTAAAAAACAACTGAGCGAGATATTTATTAATGAAGAAAAAGAAATCAAATTAGCAGAAACGATTTCTAAACCCAAACCTAAAAGGGTTATCAATAAACCTAAAAAACAATACACAAAAAACACAGCGTTAAATGAAGTATTGAACCAAACCAAACCATTAGGTGCACCAATGGAAGATGAATATCCTACATTAGGTGGTGGAATATTAGGTAGTGATAATATGGCAGAAGTCTTAGGTTATGGTGATTTAGGCAGAGGACAGAATAAAGAAAAAGCAAGAGAAATGGCAGCAGTTGACTCAATCAAAAAAGCAGGTGTTTCGGTAGACGCAGTTCCTGAAGATGTACAAAATGCATTGACTCGTGATTATTCTGGATTGATGAAAGCAATTAATAAAAAGAAAAGTGGTGAAGGTAATTTTAGACCTTAATAAATAATGGCAAGAAGCGTAAGAGAAATAGATAGAAATGAAGACAAGTATGTCGGAATAAGATTTCCGTTGGATTATAGTCCAGAGGGATTTTTCTATAAAACGAAAACCGTATTAGAACAATCAAAGGCAAATCTTAGAAACTTATTACTTACTACGCCAGGTGAAAGAATCTTTCAACCAAGCTTTGGGAGTCGTTTAAAAAACATTGTCTTTGAACAAGGACAAGATATTCCCAATAGAGTTGAAGAAACTATTAGAACCGCTACTGACAATTTCTTACCTTATATTAACATTATAAACGTGTTCACTACACAAGAACGAAATCAAGTCAATATTCAGGTTGAGTTTTCAGTTACGCTTAATCCAGATGTGATTGAATTATTAAACTTTGACTTTAGAATTGGAGAATAGAAATGTCCGACTACGGAACAAATAAAAAAATATTATCAAAAGAAGTAAGTTATCTCGGTAGAGACTTTACAGATATTAGAGAAAACTTAATAGAGTTTGCGAAATCCTATTTCCCAAATCAATACAATGACTTTAATGAAGCATCACCAGGTATGATGTTTGTTGAAATGGCAGCGTATGTCGGAGATGTATTGAACTACTATGTTGATAATCAATTTAGAGAAACTTTAATTCAGTTCGCAGAAGAAAGAAAAAATGTTTTAGCGATTGCACAATCATATGGATATAAACCAAGATTAGCATCACCTGCTATGGTTGAGATGACATTTAGTATAGATGTTCCAGCAGTAGCTATTGACTCTGATAATTATAAACCAGATTTAGATTTTGCAGGAAAGATAGAATCTAACTCAACTCTGGTAGCAAACAATGGAACAGAGTTTACATTATTAGATGATATTGATTTTAAAGTATCAAGTTCATTAGATACAATGGAAGTAAAAGCATTACAACCTTCATCAGGTAATATTCCTACAAACTTTAGACTAACTAAAAGAGGAATGGTGCAATCTGGTATTAGGGAAGAGGAAACCTTTTCATTTACAAATGCAAAAGAGTTTGATAAAATAGTTTTATCAAATGATAAAGTTACAAGTATAGTTGAAGTTACAGATAGTGAAAATAATAAATACTATGAAGTTCCTTTCTTAGCACAAGATACGGTGTTTGAAGATGAAGAAAATTCAACACTCAATGACCCAGCGTTAGCTGAGTTCAAAACCGATACACCATACTTATTAAAGTTAATTAAAACTGCAAGACGATTCACAACAAGAGTTCGTGATGATAATAAAATGGAATTATTATTTGGTTCCGGAGTTAGTGATAATGCAGATGAAGAAATCATTCCAAATCCTGATAATGTCGGTTCAAGATTAGGATTAGGTGTTTCAAGATTAGATGAAGCATTTGACCCAAGTAATTTCTTAAAAACAAGAACATTCGGATTAGCACCAAGTAACACAACACTTACCGTAACTTATAATTATGGTGGAGCAGTAGAACACAATGTATCAACAAATAGTATAACATCATTTAACAGATTATCATATACTAATAATACACTTGGATTAGACGCTGACTTACTAAGTGCGGTAGAATCAAGTATTACAGCTATAAATGAAGAACCAGCTTCGGGTGGTGCTTCAACAGAAACCATTACAGAAATAAAGCAAAATGCATCTGCTTATTTCAATGCACAAAATAGAGCAGTAACAAAAGCTGATTACATAACAAGAGTTTACTCTTTACCACAAAAGTATGGTAATGTAGCAAAAGCATTTATTGTTCAAGACGAACAATTAGAACAGAATGGACAATTAGTTATTAATGATGGTATAACAGTTGATACGAGAAGTAAAGGAACTGCAGTCAAAAATCCATTAGCACTAAATATGTATTTATTGGGATACGATTCAAGTAAAAGTTTAGTTAGATTAAACAGGGCGGTAAAGAATAATGTTAAAACATATTTATCTCAATATAGATTATTAACAGACGCTATCAACATTAAAGACGGATACATAATTAACTTTGGTGTAAAATATAATATCGTTACAAAAAGAGGGTATAATAAAAATGATGTATTGTTTAGAACAATACAAAAAGTAAAAGAATTCTTTCAAGTAGAAAAATGGCAAATCAATCAACCAATTATATTAAGTGATTTAGCATATCAGATTTCCACTTGTGAGGGTGTGGTATCATTAGTTCCACCAGCAGAAAATAATCCAAACAACGAACTTATACTTATTGAGAATAAATTTGAAACTGGTCTTGGATATAGTGGTAACATTTATGATATGATTTCTGCTACAAAAGACGGAATCGTTTATCCTTCATTAGACCCAAGTATATTTGAACTTAAATTCCCTAATACAGATATTGAGGGTAGAGTAGTGGGAGATAGATAATGCATTATTTTGAATTTGGAAAAAGAGATACAACACTTTATTCTGGCGGAACAACAGCTTCCAGAAATACGGGTATTGATGAAATATTAGAAATAAATAAAGTTGTAAACAATAATGGTACGGTAGGAAATGTATCAAGAGTATTGATTGATTTTGATTTAAGTTTTATTTCTAAATCAGTTCAAGACGGAAAAATACCTTCTACGGCAAAATATTATTTAAATTTATTTGACGCAACATCAGATGAAGTTGAAGTTGAACAATCACTACACATTTATATGGTTAGTGGTAGTTGGAAACAAGGTTCAGGAAAACTTGACCACGACCCAGTAACACAAAATGGAGCGACCTATCAATATCGTGACCACGAGGCAAAAACACCTTGGGTAACGGGTTCAGTATTGACTGACGGTGGTTCTTGGTTTACGGCGAGTAGTGGACAATACGAAGTGTCATCATCATACAACTTAACATTTGATAAAAAAGATGTTAGGGCAGATGTTACCGATATGGTAAACAACTTTATATATTCAAGTTCAGTTTATCCTAATAATGGTTTTATAGTCAAAAGAGAAGATAGTGGTTCTTATGGAGACCACCCAAGTTCATCTATGTTTGACTTTAATACCGGACAAGAGGGTGATAGTTCAAGATTAGGAAATCTACAATATTTCTCAAGAGAAACCCATACAATCTATCCACCTAAATTAGAAGCAGAGTGGGACGATAGTTCTTGGTCAACAGGAAGTTTATCTGCTTTAAGTTCAACAGACTTAGAAAGATTAAAAGTTTACTTTAAAAATATGAAAACAGAATACAAAGAAAAGTCAATTGTAAAATTTAGAGTAGTTGGTAGAGAACTTTATCCTTCATCAAGTTTTAGCGCAACGCCAAGTGAATTGGGTGTTAAATATTTACCAAGTGCTTCAGTAGAATATGAAGTAAGAGACGCTGATACCGAAGAAGTAATTAT